ACATTGGTCTGCGTCAATCTCATGTCCGTCGTTGTAGTGACCAGCTTCAAGATCGCTTGTTGTCATTGTGTCGCCACAAGCCAAACAAACATAATCCCAAAGCGGTCGCCAATGCCAAACATTGTTTCTAAAATAAACCCCTGGATTTTCTGCTTCCCATTTCTGAGTCGCTTCAAAGTATTTATCTTTTTGCTCGTCTGTTGCAGTATCCCAATCGGGCATGATTGGTCTGTCTGACTTTAGTTCAGGGTTAATCCCAAATACATCCATTCCCATAATATTCTCCTTTAGTTAATAAAAGTGTGATGAGACCAAAGTTACAAGTAACGCTTAGAGCTTTGGTTAATATAATTCAACATCCTTCAATGAAGGGTTACTATATCCTGTATAACTCTCATCACGTGAAGGTCTAGTAGTTTATTGTCACTTCTTGAGATAACCTTCTCGCACTCAATGGCTGACATATACATTCTATACAATTTATCCCATACAAGCAAGCACAACGACTAACCAATTTTTAAAGACCAATAAACAAATTGGTTAGTCGTTGTGCTTGCTTGCTTGTTTGTTCTGACTGACTGCCGACGGCTTCCAGCCTGGACGGATCTGATGTAGGCAAATAAAAAAAGGGCGATCAACGATCGCCCTCTCTTGTTTTGGTTGGTTACTCTTCACGATGCTTGTAGTAACTGTTCAAACTGTAATCGCTCCAAAGCTGTTCGACCACAGAACCAACGAGGACTTCTCCATACTGACTGACTGCTGTCTGCATCACTCTGTCAAAAACCTCTTCGATTGTTTCACATTGCAGGTGGCACTCGACCTCCTGCTCTATTTCCATTAGCACATCTTTCATGCTCATGATCTTCTCCTATAGTTTCTAAAATTAGCGGCAATCTCTATGAGAGCAGCCGAACACATACCAAACAAAACACCGAGTAAAAATACCAAAGTGAATTGAATGAAATATCCGTAAGTATCTGCGTAAAAGAACGCAAGACCTAATGACGAGGGCAAAGCCATACTAAACATAACTATGCGACTCATGATAATAACCCCTGTTCTTGCATAACAATCGCGCCATGCTCTGCCTCATGATCTTCTAGTAGAGGTGTGTCTTCTTGTATCTGCCCATTGGCAACCACAACAACGCCGTTAATGACAAGGCTAGTGCAGTTAGGCTCAATCGCCTTTGCTACTTCGAACCCATTGTTATTAAACATACTTATTTTTAATTTCATTGTTTTCTCCTAAAGTTATTAATGAATAAGTATCTTTATACTATATGATATATCCCATATA